TATGGCGATGAGGACTGGCAAGAAACGATACATCATACTCTCCTGCTGTATTTAATCGAGGATCTGTAGCCGCCGCTGGATAGCAGTGAATGCCTTCTTTACGGAATGTGACCCAAATTTGACGTTGGGCCGCCTGCATTACTCTGTCTACTGTTGCACGTTCTTCTTGTATCATTTTTGCAATAACTCCATGGTTACGATTTTACCAATTGATTCTGCTAGATTTTCTTCGGGTGTCACAATGTGTAGCTTGACGCGATTTTCGTCCTTCTTGGGATCATAGTAGCGTGTTTCAATCACTGTGCCACCGTTGACCTGTTGCACCTTGAAGTTGATAGGGTCTGGTAGATCAATACCGCTTACTGAACAGTCTTCTATTTCGTCAAAGCTACTCAAGCGGCCACTACCTCTGCTTGATACTTTTATTTCGGCATGCCCGCCTACCAAGAGATTGAGCAAGCGTTGTCTTAACCAGTTCTTCATTTGATTACTTCGTCCTTGGTATATTTAGACCAGTCAGTAAACAGATCTCGATTTTGTAAGTCATGCAGGCTGTGACACCACACGCCTGGGTTGGTTGCTGCAAAATCTCGGTCGTCAAGTTTGACTACTGCATTATAACCAAACTGTCGAATGTAAGGTAGCTTGACCGAAATCATAGGAATGAAATTATGGAACTCGACTAAACTAGATTCTAACAGACCTTCGGCCTGTGCCAGATCTAAATCCAAGGTGCATAACCAACCAGCCTCCAAACAGTCTTGAACCATGACTTCCCAATCGCGCCAGCCGTCGGCATCGTTGGTAGCCAGGGCAGGAAAACTCTGATTGGCACCAAAGTAGATGTGTTCACAGTCGTTGTTTTTGGCTTCTTGTAAGACAATTTGACTGTCTTGTAGGCCTACCACAAACAGGGTGGCTTTGCCCAATGCTGGTGTATGTTCTACTTCAGTTCCGGTAAAAAAGCTGACTTCCTCGTGTCCTGCTCTAATCATTTTGTTCAGTGTTGTAGTGAGTTGAGGGATTGTGTTCTTGTTTAAGTTTAACAATTTGTGTCTTTAATTGCAACCGTTGTTTCTTCAAATCAGTCAGTTCGGCATCATCAAATACTCCGGTTGATTCTAAACCGTCGATGCGCTTGTCCAGGGCCTGATGTGCTTGTTCTAAATGTCGGATACGATTTTCCCAGGTCATACTGCCTCCAAATTATCTAGTTTTGATTGATCTAATTCTACTTCATCTTCACTTGAACCGTGTGCGGGTTCGACTTCTTCAAATAACAGATTGAACATGGGACGGCCACTCTTGGCTTTTTTGCCTTTGAATCCTCTTGTGCCAATAATGTCCATCCAGTAGCGGTCATACTTTTCAATGATCTCTTCGGCTTCTGCACGATCGGCGGTGGCAAATATGCTGTCTACAATGTCATGGAAATACTTGTGATCACCGTTTTCGTTACGCATCATGTAGGGATACTTGCCTGCATCGTATTCTCTATTGGCACGTTGGACCGCTTCAATATGCATCCAAACATTGTGACCCATGAGTAGAGCATAGCTAAAACTATCCCACGAGGTCTTGCCTTCCTTGCCAATTTTATTTAGATCGCCGGGCTTGTAGATGCAAATATCCTTCATGGTCAGGTGCTGACTGATTGGGCTTTCGTCAAAGTGATCGACTAGGCCATCAGCCACAACGGCCTGTCCGTATGGACGTGTATCGGTGCTATACTTCTTATCATCGGCGATTGGGCTCATTCTATAGCACCATTTGCCTTCATGTGGCAGATCAATATGATGATACACTTGTCCATTGGCCGTAGCCAAGAACGGACTAGCACAGTCAAAGCTAATAGTAAAGGCAGGATTAACATACTTGCGCACAGCTCGTTGAATGTCAGTCAATAACACTGCCCACTCCAGTTTGCTAGTGCCCAAGAAGTGCATCCAATCATGTATGCCTTCTTTCAAAAATCCATCATGACGCAACGCCACCAATCTACGCAAGATCAAGTGAACGTCACACATATTTTGTCCACCCATGGCCCAACCATCAAAGTGTGTGTCAGGATATTTCACGGGATCACAATAGTCTTTCATGATGTCATACCAGTCATCAGCATTGCGGTGATTGTCGCCCTGCAATACATTTAAGATTTTGGTTCCGCCATTGGCCTTGCCTTTACGGTTGGCCATGAAGTATTCGTTGTTGAACTTGGTAGCGTCGATGGCCTGTTGTAGGGTTTTGATCTGACAGGCATCGCTTGCCTTTTGATCATGAATAACCCAAGTTGGAATATCCAAGGTCATACAGTAGTTGCTGACACTATCCAACCAGGTCAAGACTGCCTTGCGTTTGGCTTCGGCTTTTTTACAGCCTGAGTTGGCTTTCCAGTCACCTTCCCATAGGCCTTTGGCAATTTGGAATCCACCTGAGTCACCCAGCATGAGCGTGTTGGGATCACGATTGCGAACCATGTCTTCGGACCAGTCTTGCTTGGTTAAATCTAAATTGGCATGACCACCTGAATACAGGCTCCATCGATATGGAAACAGGCCCTTCTGATCATTGAGCCAGTTCATCTGCTCCATGTCTTTGATGCCTGCAGGCATGCGTGCCGGATCCACATAAGGACCGTTGACAGGATCACGCTGTTTACCAACAAAGGTGGCATAGAAGCCACTGATTGCTGGCAAGAATACAGCGTAATCCGACTGCTTGGCTGTTAGGTTGTCTTGTATCACTTGCTTTGTGCTGGAAGGATATAGTTATACGTGGCCAACCCGCTGTCTACTGTGATCATGGCAGCACCATCATCACTGATTTTAAATGTCTTGTCACCGGTAAGGTCAAGAATACTGATCACAGTCTTGATTGGCCAGGACCATGCACGTTTGAGTGTGCCGGTCACACCAGGATGAAACACAAAGTTGCCCGCATGGGTGGAGTGATCGCCAAAGAAAAACTTCAAGTCGCCGTTTTCAGTTTTGGCCTGGAAGTTTACTTCTTCGGCATTGGCACTGGCCTGCATTTTTAAACGCTGAATAGCGGCCACAGTAGGTTCAAACTCAATGTGCCAGTTGACACCTTTGAACTTGACTGTTTTGAGTTTTTCATTGACGATTTCGCTGGCCATAAAACGATAGTTGTTTTTAAAATCGCCTGTGGCGTTTTTAAAATTGATACCGTCGGGTGCACCAGTATCCTTGCGAGTCAAACTTAAATCGGCACCTTCGCGATATTCTTGTAGATTCAAAAGAATCTTCAACTTGCTCAGGTTAGGCATGCCAAAGTTACCAACAAAGTCGGCCACTGGATTGGCAAAGGTTCCTTCTACTACTACACTACGGTCTTCGGCCAAACCAGAAATAACTGTTTCTGTATCGGAGCCTGTAATTTTAACCAGGTCAATAACGCCTAGGTCATGTGTGTGTTCTACTAAGTCTAATAAGTGATCTCTCATGTAATTCTCCTTGTGTTTGATTATACGATGTTTATTTAGATTCTGCAACAGGTTTTTGTGATATTTTTGCCAAAGGCTGGCCGCCACGATAAGATTTCCATTCGCCCGGCTTTTGGAATTCAACCCAGCTCCATGGACCATTTTCGTGATAGTAAAATGTTTGTTCAAAACCCAAACTTTCGGCAAATGATCTGATCAAGGTTCCTGGAGTATACAGGGCTGTTTCAGCTTCAACAGCTACAACGCCCGGCCAACGGTCACAGTCGTTGTAGGTCATCATCAAGATACCGCCGGGTCGTAACTTTTCATAAAGTTCGGTCAGATACTGTCGTATGATTTCAAAAGGTCTGTGATTGAAATAGTTCCAAGACAAGATCAATCCAAATTGTTGATCAGGCAGTTGCTCCAGTATGTGTTGATCAGTGTCTTCTTTTATCACATAGGTTCTTAGTCTGCGCTGATACAGCTCGTTGAAGACAGCCATGGCAGGTTTCAGTAGGTCATAACTTTCGTCAACCAAATACAAAGGGTCATTGGATACCATGTTGGCCAACCAGGGTTCAAGTCCAGGGTGCAACACCATGGTAGTAGTTTGCCAACCAGAACGACGAGTGATCCTGTTCATGATTAGATCCTGCCCTTTGTCACTCAAAGGCAAATGATTGTTCAATATGCTATTGACATGTGCTTGTATTTTTCTATCGCGGATTTCAGGAGCAGATTCCAAATATGCGGGCAAGGCGTCCATGTTGAACCATTGATATCGATTGGAACGATTGCCTTCGTAGTATTGATAACTTTTCTGCACATAGGGCCGCTCGGCTTCTCTGATCTGTTGATGTATGGTCTGTTTAAATTGTTCAAGTTCTTCGTTGAAGCGATCAAAACTGGATAGTATATCAGCCTGTAATTTTTCCAGAGGCAAATGCTGTGACAGAGTGACCATGTGACTCAAGGCCCGGTCCGCTGCCTGTTGAGCATCGCCTGGCTTTAAATTGCACAGTTGATTATAGAATCTAACTAGGTCGCTTAGTAACATATCACCACTCAAATAGGGTTTGGAAAGTGTTTTCAGTGTTGGTAGCACTGGCAAGATCCCACTCCAACACACTCAGCAAGTTGTCCAGCTTTTGATCCACCACTGTGGCTTCCATTTCCGAATCATCAAACGGCAGGTCTTTGAACCACTGTGGCAGGTGCATTTCGTCTGTAGGATAGCCAATTGATGTCCAGCCCAAGGGATTTTGTTTTAGTTTACACACAATGGTTTTCATACCGTCCACAATCTGCATGGAGTATTTGTCGCTGTTCATACGACGCAGGTTGTTCCAGTTGATTGCAGCACGAACGTGTCCTGGCATATTGGCTTTGCCTAGACGTTCTTCTTCTTTGGCATACTTGGTCAAGTTGTTGACACGCTTGGGACTGCCCTTCTCCCAACCTGGTCGCTCTTTGAACCGGTATTTGAACTCGCGAATTTTTTCAATGATTTCATCACGTGTGGCACCTACCAGCACATCATTAAGAATCTCACTCAAGAACTCTTGGATTACCTTGGGTGTGTCCGACCGCTTCAAATCTAGGCCCATGGCTTTGACTTTACCGGGCTCGCCGTGTGTGTCTACACGCTTGTTTTCTTTGTCATAATACATGACAGCATAACGCTTCTTGGTAATGAACAGGCCCTTTGAAGCCACAATCTCACGACCGCCTCGAATTACTGAGCCCATCTCTCTGGGCACATGGAATGCAGTTTCCATAAAACCTGGAAAGCTGTCGTTGACCTGATCAGCAATGCTGTTATACAGTTGAACAGCAATCTCTCGACTCCACTGCATCTCGCCCTTCTCTATTGCGTCTTTCAGCACAGGATAAGCTGTAAAGTAACAGGAGTCTGTATCACCATAGATGATTGCCTCGCCTACATGGTCATACTCACCGGTGATGCATTCGTTTACATAAGCATCCATGTGCCGGGCAATCGCACGACCAGTAAGAGTTGTGGATTGGCCAATACGCTTGTCAAAGAAACGACAACCAGGATTAAGAATAGCACCATAGAGACTGTTGAGGTTAATCTTTTTAACCAGTTGGCGTTTGTCCCAATACTCTTCATCTTCTTCATTTTTTGCCTCTTTCAATCGAGCCTGCATGTCTTTACGTTCGGCATACCAGCGTTTTAATAAACCTGGAATGATGCCTTCTTTCTCATAGGTAAAGATTGTGCCATTGGCACTGATCATCCAGGGTTGGTTTGAATCAAATATAATTTTCCATACTTCGGCCGCGCTGTGAACCGACTCATCGCCATCTTGCCAGTCTATGGTGATCTCTGTGCCGGTCTGCATTTCCATCACGGCTGTATATTCCAGTGTACCAAACAGGCCTTCCCAAGCGGCAGCAAAACTTGAACCTGAACGCATCTTGTCGCTGATGTAGCGATCGGTCATGACTGGACGTAGTTGACCTACAATGGTTTCTGGTCCCATGTTGAGCGCACGAATCGCACTTGGATAAAGACTGTTGATGTCTATGGACCCTACATATTCGTGTATGCCTTTGCGCGGATAAGCCACATAAGCACCTGCGGCCTGGGTATCTTCGTCCGAGTAGCGTTCCTTGCGATTGGGCACAACCATGCCACGTTCATGTGCTTCGTTGATGATGGCCTGTTCGGTCACAGCCACAGCACCCATGGTGGTTTGTAGCAACACAGTATTCTCATGTGCTAAGGTATTGGCCAGATCCAAGAACTTGAGTTTCTTGTCCAGCTTGGCCAAGATCATGGTATCTTGACGATTGTATTCAATAAAGCGTTTGAAGTTTTGATTATACAGTTGATCCAAGGTGCCTTCAAACACTGTTTTGGTTTCGCCCAACTCGTATTCGGCAATGGCATCTAAGCTATAACTGTGACGCTCTTCGTATGTATACTTGCGGTATAACTGCATATAGTCCATATGCACACGACCAATCAAGTCGTAGGTTTGACTTTCGGCGCCAAATCGTTCAAATGTTCTGCCCTTGGGATATTGATTCCATAGGCAAAAACGTCTAGTATCGTCCTTGCTGAGCACACGAGTCACACGATTTACTGTGTAGGGTATGTCATAACCTTCCGAGTTCCAACCTGATAAGGCATCTGCATCTTCGATCAGGTCCAGGAATGTTTTTAACATTTCACCTTCGTCAGTAAAGATAATGGTGTTTTCAAACTCAGAGGCAATCTCTTGTGCTGTGGCCACACTCATGTGTTTGGGTGGAACCACCAAGGTAACCAGTTGGTCAAGCCATTGCAAGTAGACACTAATAGCAGTAATGGGATTGAATGGATCTTCAGGACGGCTAAATCCACGTTCAGGATCAAAGTCTACTTCAATGTCAAAGAACGCCACGTTCAGTCGAGGACCGTCTTGACCTTTGTAGTTTTCTTCCAGGCAACGAAAAATTGGGTTGACATCAGATTCATACAAAGGTTTGCCTGACTGTATGCGAATTTCTTTGCGAAACTCTTTGTTGTTTCTAGTGCTGAAACGACTTACCGGAGTGCCGTAGATACTTTGAAATTTACCGCGAGGATCTTCGTAGTAGAACACATAGTTGGCTGGATACTCGCAATACTTACGCTCGCCATCTCTGCGCTCAACTACATGTATACGATCGTGTTCACGATCAAAAAGTGCATCAATATAACTCAAATTTTTCTCCGTTTATGGCCGGTTAGCCATGATTCATGCTCGTAACGTGAGCGACTCGTTGCTGTTGAAAGCAATATTTATAAAGTCTTGCCTACTGTGGTCAAGATTGTTTCCAACAGTTCATGATCCTGTTGTTCACGACCAAATTCGGCCTTGTGTGCCAGCTTGATGGCCTTCTTGAGAATGTTGGGTTTGATATCCAGTTCTTCGGCAATGGCCTTGACAGTGTCATTGAGTCCACCTGTGAGTGTTTCAATTTCCATCATGACCTGCATGCCTTCGTTGATGACCTGGGTCAGTTTGGCCTGCTCGACTGTGTTAAAAGTTTTGTTGTTAGACATGTAAATCTCCTTTGGTCTTTGTATTATACACTGAATATACCGTGATATCAAGCGTTTTGGTTATTAATTTTTATCCAAAAATTGGTTCCAATAAGTATGCATATGAAAAGAGCAGTGCTTTGTGTGACCAATCCCCAGGACTATATTGATCAATTGGACGGATACAGTCTCATGATCATAAATCCTGCTGCCACTGATGCACGAAAACAATACTTATTGGATCAGGCCGACTGGAGTCTAAAAATTACTGAAAAGGATCATGAAGTTCGGTCCGGAGGCGACTATGGCAATGAACGCCTGTTTTGGTATACTTCTGGCACCACCGGCGACAGTAAATTTTGTAGTTTCACACAGGCACAACTGGACCTACAGGCTCAGACCATCTGCAAGGCCTATGACATTTCGGCCAACGACAGATATGTTAGCATCATGCCTTTATGGCATGCACATGGTCAAGGATTTTACTGGGCCACTCGACGGGCTCAGTGTGAACAGCATTTTGTTACAGTGCGTAATCTACGAGACATGACTCAGTATTCGCCTACATTTGTCACAGCAGTGCCGGACATACTAAAAGTCATTGGTCATTTGGATCTTGGTCATTTAAGATTCATACGTGGTGCATCATCGGCCATGCCTGATCAACTGTATCAAGATCTTTCTACACGCTACGGTGTGCCGGTGATTGAAGCATTTGGCATGACCGAAGCACTGAGTCACTGTTTTACCAATCCCCTGCACGGAGAACAACGCATGGGCACCGTGGGCCTGCCCGATGGCATTGAAGCTGACATACAGGACGGCCAATTATGGATCAAGGGTGCTACAGTGTTCCAGGACGGGTGGTTCAACACCGGAGATCTGGCCGAACAGGATTCTGCCGGCTACTATCGTATATTGGGTCGACTCAAAGATCGCATCAACATACGCGGTTACAAGTTTGATCCGGCCAGTCTAGAACGTCAGCTGTTGGCCGTGGTTCCGGGTCTAAGCGAAGTGGCAGTGTTTGGTGACCGGTCGGTCAACTGTGTGTATGTGGGTGATTGCACTGACCAGGCTATTCAACAGGCCTTGATTCAACTGCATGCAGATTGCCGTCCGCGTTATTTGAAAAAAGTAGCAACCATACCAGTTGGACCCAGTGGAAAAATTTCTAGATCCTGGCTGGTTCAACAGTTTAATCCACAGCCAGCTGATTGATTTTTTTTGCAGTTGGACCTATATAGCGTCCCGGGCTGTTTAAATCTTTGGCCACGTTGGTAAAAGCCATCAATTCAATGTTGTCGGCCACGGTCGATCCGTTGGTCACTGTGACACGACTATTGATCACACAGTTGTTTCCAACAGTTGATTTACCATTGATCATGACACCGGGTCTTAGGATACAGTTGTTGCCTAGACAACTGTAGTGTCCAACTAGACTGTAATAACCAATGATACTGTGACGTCCTATCTTGCTGCCAATGGCCGCGGTACTGAATCCAAATATAAAACTGCCGGGACCAATGCGGTCAGTCCCTACGATAGCCGAATCGTGTATCACAGTAATTAGATCAAGTCCATGTTGATCCACATGATCAATCACAGTTTTTCTTTCGGCTAGATCCCAGGCCACACTAACAATGTATTGGTATTGATCTTGTTGTGATTCTTTGAAAAAAACATCTGGAGTGATCACTTCGACTGGGTGAGTTTTTTGTATTTCGTTCTGAAATTCATGAGTCATTGATGACTCAGGATAGCCAATGATACGGATGGGTTTGTTGTTGCCAATGATCATGCTAGTAATTAGCTCACTTGATGGGTCACGGTAGCGAATCGTTAACCAAGGGCAGCAGCCGCCCCACCTACGGTAACTAGTACCGGTCCTAAGGTGATTCTATTTGACGCCAATGGTCACGAAGCGTCGATATTCTGTTTCAGGGTCTCTCAACTGTATAGCACCGCGATACAGCACTTGACTTAGGGGATATCTGCGTTGTATATCCTGTGATTCACTATACCGGACGCCAGGATCGTTGTCTCTGGCCTGCATGGCCACCAGGGTGCCAGCAGGTATATGTTCAAACCATTCGGCCTCGGGCATTTCAGTCAGGCTGGTATTGATCACAACTCCCGAATCGCCCAGTTGTTGGTAGTCTAGTTTGTTGGCATCTTTCAGCATGAACTCCACGTTGTCAACTCCAGCAAGATCTAAGATCTTTTCACTGGTCTGCAACATTTCAGGATTGATCTCCACATTGATAATGGTGTCGGCCGTGATGACAGGTTGTAAATTCATGAACAAGGCCAGGTTGCCATACCAAGATCCCAACACATATATGGCGGTGTAATGACGCTGTATCTGCGCAAGGTGCTGTAGTAACCAGACCTTGCTGGCTATGAGATCTCTAGTGAAACTGCCAGCCAGGCTGTAGCCACTAGACTCGGCAATCTCAGACTGGTGCGTAAGGATTTCTTGGACTATCACTTCCGTTGTCCTCTGGCCATACTGGGTATTGATTTGGTTCCATGCAATTACTTACCATCCACATACAGTTGGCTACCATTGTTGAAACTAGGGCTAAATGGGCTATTAGCAACACGTCCGCCTTTGCTTTGACTCCAGGCATACCCGGCTCTATGACCACTACAGTCCTTGGTGCAGGGACTACCCAAAAAACTGAGTTCATCTAACTGTTTGTTGAGCCATGTTGCAGCAAAGGCTTTACATAGCTGTTGTATTTTTTTATTACGAGTAATTTGTAAATGATAAGTTTTATCACCGGCAGTGGTTTGTTGACTAGGATCTCTGTAGCCGGCGTAGACCTTATGCACAGGAGTTGAGCTAATTAAATCTTTGCAACTTTCTCCTACACGATCAGGCATGGTTTCGGTGCAAGGACTACAGGTAGTGAGTATGATACTGCCTTCGGGTATCTCACCAAAGCGTTTGCGATAAGCATCTATGGCCGCACGCTCACCATGCACATCACCTTTGGGTGTTTGATAGTTCAATGCGGCCACACAGTTGTTGTCTGGATCCAACACAGCGGCAGCAACCATGCCATATTCGGCAGGATCCTTGCGTTGACCGTCTATGACCAATTCACACAACTTAACCAGCAGGCGATCTAGTTTGTCGTGATTGCGAATTTGAAAATCACTTATTTTCATTTTTTACGGCCTGCGCAATGAGCCCGTTGACTGAATCCTTTTGGGTGACTACAATCAATACTGCTTTTGTATTTTTGTGACCATTTTTCGTCTAGCTGATCATCTGGAAAGAATTCACTACCGGGCATACCAAACTCGTCGGCATCATCAAACGAATTATCTGGAACTCCAAGTATATCTTTGACCTGGTGCACCCAACCCGATACATCACTGGAACCAATTTCATCTAGGTCGCCTACGCCATAAGCAACTTCTTCTACAGCCTGCATGACTTTTTCTGGACCAAATTCTTTGAGTAAATCTAAGTGTGCCACCATTATGCGTTTAAGGATAGCACTTTCAGCTTCTTCACTGCTGGTGCTAGATTCTTCGCCCAACTCCATTTCTTTCTTTTGTTGAGCACGACGCCGTTGATAATCAGTCATCTTAGGTTGACGCTGTTTGGCCACAGGTTTGCCTGCATCTATATCACGCTCACGCTGGCGACGCTTGCTGTAATCTGTTTCGGCTTCATCTACATTTTTAGGTTTCTTATGGGCCTTCTTCATGTTGATGGCAATAGCGGCCTGCTGTGCTGGATTGGCAGCTTCAGCGGAATAGTGAGCTAATTGATTGCTATCATCACTGTGATCTAATCTGGGAAAAGTTCTGCCACTGGGATTTCTATTATAGGCACCTATACTGTTTAATGAACTTCCACGTGGAGTGTCTGGCGATTTCTCTCCTATCCTACTACCACCTACTCTGTAAGGGTCTTTGGTAAAAGTTTTTGCACCTAAGCGATCTTTTTGTCTAACTTTTGTAACTCCAGGAGTATTAGTGTCTACATCTAATCGACCATGAGCTCCTTTGATTGTTTTAACATCCTCGTCAAGATTCAATGGCATGAGTGTAATCTTGTCGGCCTTTTCTTTGTCGCCTTCACGATACAACTTCTTCTTCCAGTTGTCGTGGAAGCGGCAAGCTTCTTCATAGTAGTCAAACTGTTTGACAGGTTTGCCTGCTAGGCAAACAGCATATGGTTCTGGCTTTTTAAAGTCTTGATAGCCTTCGTGAACAACTGGTTTCATACTGGTTATGTGACCGTTGACTTTACGAGCAAACTCACGAGCTTCGGCTTCGTTGTTGAATATCCTTGCTGGTAGTAGATCATACTGATCAGTCTTTCTATTGGGCACCTGCATGGTCACTTCTACTGGATTGAGTTCTGCGGCAGGACGAGCGTGTGCGGGCTTGCCCAACATGCGCTTCATACCTTGTTGCACAGGTGTGCCACGTGCTTTGACCATGCGACCTGCGCGGTCAAATGTGGGTTTGACTCGCGCAGTATCAATGTCAGAATCAAGATCCGCAATATTGCCTGTGGTCGGCTGGGCGGTCATTTGATTGCGCCAATACTGTTTGGGTTTCTTATACCGTTGTAAAAATTCAGCGTCAGTCATGTCGTTGAGATTGCTCAGCAGGCGTTTTATGTTGCTTTCTGAAATGTCCTGGAAATCTTGTTCGTCATCCTCGGCATCACGGTCCTGTATACGATTAGCCAACTCTTTTTTCAACATCATCTCGTAGTCTTTGACCTGTTTGAGTCTACGAATTTCTGGGTCGCGACGCAACTGTTTTCCAGTGCCAGTAACTTGATCGATTGCCTGTCCAAACTGATCAGCAGAAGTTTCCTGAACTGTGGCACCTGTTGGCACCGCTGGTTGCTTACGTCCTAAATTTTTCACTGATTTGGCAGTTGCGGCCTGTGGCACCTGCTTGTATGATAATTTTTTGGCTGGAGCTTTGGCAACCTTGGCGGTTGGTAAATTTGAAAAATCAGTAGCCGGAAGTTCTGACTGTGCAGGCAATTCCTCGGCGGCTTGCCCATACTGACTGAAATCAAACTGTGGATCGATCTCTTGGGCAGTTGATGTTTTGTTGACAGTGATAGACTTGCCCAACCGGGTTTCAAGATCGACAACACTTTTTTCAAAATCTTTTTTGTTCTGTTCCAAATCTTTACGCATGGCAGCAAGTTCGTTACGAGATTTGGGATCTTGATCGGCCGCTGGTGCCCAGGTGGCCACTGCCTTGGTTTTTTGTGCTATCTCTGTTTCAAGTCGTTTGATTGCAGAATACAACTCTTGATCTTTTGCCGGTAGACTTTCTGGTTGTGCAATATAAACTATTTTTGCAGATTCAGGATTGCCTGTGGCAGGTTGTTCTGCGGATTTTTTATCCGACTTGGTAGAACCGTCGGTATCAGCTTTTTTAGTTGCAGAAACTGGTGTGCCATTAGCAGTCTGTGTGCTTGTGGCCGATGGCTTGGCAGATCTAATGCCTTGCACCTTGGCTGACAATTGATCAATTTGATTTTCAATGTTGCTCAGTTCGGTGTCTTGCTGACGATCCAAGGTCATGGCCTTCTTCAATGCTGCATCCTGGCGGGCATTGACTTTTTCTAGATCATCAATATTTTTGTTTATGCGAGCTCCTTTTTCCAGTTCATCTTTGGCAATGGCCTCAAGATCGCTGGTAGCATTGGGTGCTGCTGCACGAACCTTTTTCAGGTAACGTTGCACCTGAGAGCTGTAAGGAGTGTCTACTTCTTTAGAATTTTTTTTTTGACCGCGGGCTTCCACAGTCGACATTCTTGTGTCATCCAAACCCAACGGAATTTGATCTGGATTTTCCACATCTTTGACCGGTTTTGGCAAAGGTGGAGTCTTGAAACGTTTAATTGTTGGACTGCCCATCAAGGTTAAAAAATTGTGTTTTTTGTCAAAGTAACGCACTACAATTTTTTTAATCTGCTTGGGTGTCATTTTGGAAAAGCTGGCCAATAAATTAAACATGCTCTCGCGGGTCATGGTTACAATTTGACCGTCGGGTAGTTTAATATCTTCATATGGTTTGCCAGACTCGTAACCATCTCTAATTTGATCAATCACATATAAAAATTCTTTTGGAATTTCGTATTGACCTTCTTCAATTTCGTTGCGATTGCCAATGTTCTTGTTCAAATTCTTAGGATCACTCAAGGTGTCAGGACGTGGTGCCTTGACCTGTCCAGGTGTGAGTGGTTTTTGTCCTTGCTGTTTGCGCAGGTATGCTGGAATATCTTCGGGACGTGGACCTGCTTCACCAACTACACTGCCGTAGCCCATGCACTCTTCTTGTGAAGTGATTTCACCTTTGATAATTTTCATGCGCTTGTTAACTAGATCTTTATACTCACGCTCGAGACGTTCAATTTCCATAGGGCGCAATTTGCCACTGCGCAGTTCAGTGCGGATTTCTGCGGCACGACGGCTCAAGGGCTCCATTAAGTGTGCTTGTGTGCGAGTAATGGTGTCATCAATGGCGCCTTCTCGCAATTCGCGTTCGTGCCGTGTGTTGAATAGGTCTAATGCAAACATTTTTATCGTTCTTCCATGTAATCTTGTGATTCGTCACGCTGACGCTGACGATGTGCAAACATCTCGATGGCCAGTTCGGCTTCATCTAGATTTTTAAATCTTGTTGGCAAGCAACGACCTGCACGACGAATTTCAAATCCATCACGCTCGTTGCCATGCATTTCCCATAGACCGCATTCGTTGGTCATGGTCTTGACTGGCGCACTTTCTTTGGGTGCTTCGGTATTTTCTTTAGCGATGAGGTCGCGGTCTTCGCGCTTTTTTTCTTTGATGTCAGAATCTTCGTGTTTCTTTTCTTTGATATCTGAATCTTTGATTTCATCTTCAACATTTTTGATAAAGTCAGTAAAGGATCGTTTGACCTTGTCTAGGACATCCTCTAACATTTCTTCTTCGGGTTCCACGCTTTCACTGCCGCCTACCAGCTTGCCTGCCATGGGGTTTTTAGGATCCTGTTTGGCAGTGAGCACCGCCACGGTCTTGGGTTTAAATGTGGCACTGAGTTGATTTACACTCCGTTGGTTTTTGTCCAGGCCTTCTTCCAAGACACGGAGACGTTCAACTATGCTATAGATATCGTTATGGTTGTGTGCCATGGATCATGCCCTTGCTTCCTTTAAGGTAGAACGTAGTTGCCAAGCAAACTTGTTGGTCTGGCTTAGTCGTTCAGCGATAAAGTTCGCTATGTCTTGTTTGTTTTCATTAGTGGCAGCTGCAAAACAGTCATTTAACAATCCAACCATCTGTTCGCTGTTGGCCAACAATTCTTCAATCATTAATCGGGCACGGGGCACTTTGGTCTGCCCAGTAATTATGCTTAGTTCTAAAAAACGCTCTAGACTGCCTGGAGCATACTCATCTAGACTGCGTAGGTATTCTGCAATGGGATCTATGGCTTCATAAGCGTCTTCATAGATCTTTTGAAAAAACTTGTGATACTGATAAAAGTCAGGAGTTTCCACGTTCCAATGGAATCCGTGTGCCTTGAAATAATAGGCAGCTTGTGTTCCCAACAAGGTCTTTAACAAATCAGCTAACACGACGTTTCTTTCCTTTTTTCATATAGGCAGGCGTATTCGGATACGGATCCGCGCTATTCATGTATTTACCTGTAAAGAAAGATCCGCCATTTCTTGAGATCATGCCGCCCAAGGGCTGTGCTACAGTGGCTATACTGCCAGATCCTGTTGCTCCTGCCGAGGCATTTTCTGCAATAAATTCATGGGCTCTCATTCTTTGATCCTTAGGGTGCGATTGTCTTCTAATATATATGCTGGAATAGATATCTGCTCTGTAGAAGGTGTGCTGTTGAACTGCCCAAAATCACTGTGTCCCAAGGCTTGTAACTGCTCTTGTGCCAGGCTCCAGGCTTCTTGTTGTGTGTCACAGGCTATGGTCAGCACCACTTGATCAGTGGCCCGCTCGTAGATATCCCATAGTGGTATGCCTTGATCATTGACTCTGTGTCGTCCTTGAGGTTCTATACGAAGATTTTTAACTGTGAGTTTGGACAAATGTGGTGGCACCAGTTCCCAGCGAAAAACATAGTCTCCGGGTTCGGCATAGATTGGCAACATTTCTTCAAGATATTGATCGGTCCAATACCAGGTGCGTTCAGCAAACATTTCGTCATTGACATACACGCGATAGGTGGGATTTAGCCCTTCCCATTCGCAGTCTACATCTGCTAATACACGCATGAAATGTTTGTCCATGCTGTATTTAGCGCAATTTACTGCTTAAACTGATGGGTAACGCAGGATCAGCACACCGGGCTGTGCGTCTAGTCGTGTGTAGTAAGTGGGGCCATCAGCTAGATCGTAGCCGCCGCCGGCACCATAGTTGGTATATCCGGGTGCATTGAGCCCAATTCCGCCCGGTCCAACAGCACTGCCGCCAGCGGCATAGTATTCCAATGTGCCAGTTATTGTGCTGGCCAATCCCGAACCACCGGGTCCGCCCACGCCGTTGCTGCCAGTGCCACCGGGTCCACCTGCACCACCGCCTCCGCCGGGACCGGCTCCGGGATAGCCACCAGCAAAGGGCGCACCACCGTTGGTGCCTTGTCCAATTATGCCAGTGCCGCCTACAAAATTTGCAAAGTTATAGTGAGTAGTGCCTTGAACTCCGCCACCACCACCTGACCCACCTGGACTGCCGTTGCCGTAAAAACCACCCTGTCCGCCACCGTTGGCAGTCATGCCCATGAATGAACTGTTGTTGCCAGTGGCACCAATTTCCACCGGATAAGATCCAGGGCCAATGGTAATTGTGCCGGTCAGTAGTCCACCTGCACCACCTCCGGCCACATAGGTGCTGGTTGGAAATGAAGCATTGCCACCACCACCTATCAGTAGATACTGCACATCTGTGAGTGTTCCGCCCGATACAGTGAGTGTGTCTGAAGTTTCAAACGTGCGAACAGTGTAGCCACCGTCGGTTGATACCGTGCCGCCGCCTACAGTTATGCTCATCGAACTTCCTTTACACTGCCAATATTCCAGTCTTCTACGCCATACTGTGCTTTCATAAGACGACGAGCTTCTTGTGCATTACTGGCAGTCACAGTGACTTCTATACGACCCACATAATTGGGCTGTCGTATGTTTACTGGGGCTGACCACAGTTTGTATTTGGGGTAGATATCTCGGGCTCTCATTGACCGGTCCATTTGGCTATCATGCTGACATAGTGGCTTGAGTAAATGCCAGTGCCACGTCGAGTGCTACGCATGCTACGACGTCCGGGTTCAACTGGGAATGTGTAACGAGTCCAGGTATCATTTTGATTTACCACCTTGTCACCCGGCTTGGCACGATATTCTCGAGTGGGTTCCATGGCATAGCCCAGAACTTCTACTCCGGGTATTGAGTTCAACATGATCCACATTCTTTGTCCGTGTTTGGTTTGTGTTTCTCCGGATTCAAGTGTGAGTCCCAAGATGCTGAGAGCAATACCATACAGAGCCTTGCCTATGCCGCGTCCTTTGTATTCAGGTGCGGCCACTACACTTTCAATTCGCCAGGTTCGGAGTGGATCTAAGGTAGCACTCAAATCCAGTTCACCGGCCAAGGTATTGCCATCAAAGATCATGATTTCCATAAACTCAGGATCTTTACGATTAATGCCGTAGGTAAGTCCCGATCCACCGGGCAGTGGCTTTTTCTTTACCCGAGGAATATCTGCACTCAATGTGCCTTCGTCACCGTAGTCGCCCTGTGGTATGCGGGCTATTTCCATGATACCGGTAGCACGTCGTAGGCGTAGATCAAAGTCTCGATCACTTTCATAATTCTGAATATACTGTTCATAATAGCGTCTGGCTTCCTCAGGAGTGTTGGCTTCAAAGCGATCCACTATCTGTGCGGCACCGGCGGGACGATCAGCATGGTAAATTTCATAGCCCTTGTTGAGACGATCACGCACACGGGCCATGTGATCCATGCGACGATCAACCTTTTGACCAGCACGATGCAAGTAGTTGCGTCTTAGTTCGTCGCTGATTTCAGCTACCTGCTGTGGCTGTTGTTTACGGGCCCGCCAAAATTTCTTACCAGCACCGGTTTGATAGCCGCTGGGTTTTAAATCATTGCCCAGCTCTTGAGCATAGTCATACATGACCGTGGCTATGCCTTGATGGCGCATGTCTGGACGCACATAGGTGTCAAAACTTTCTAAATGGTCGTCTACAACTTCAAAGTGTGCGTTGCCTATTTCTCTACCGCCGCGATCATAGGCCAAGATGCTGAGCACTTGTTGACCACGCGGTTCGTTATAGGAAGCCAAGAGATCCAAGCCGCCGCGATGTTCACGCCGTTCCCAGCCGGGCCGCATGATGGCCGGATTTACAGCTTCATCCAGGTCGGGATCAAATTCATCAGCACTGATATAATGTGTAGTGCCGTCTCTGTGCTGTAATTGCACAGCATCATCTTCGCTTTCGACTTGATGTATGCTCCAGCCAAGACTGTTCAATACATGTTCAATCTGTGGTTGTCGATCCGTGGCATTCCACCAGCGATTGGCCAGAACAAAAATAGGATCTGGAACACCATCATCATGGTCGTTACGCTCAGGACCAGGAGCAAACTCTCTTACACGCATTTTGGATTCGGTTTCAATTGACGATAGCCATTCTAAACCTTGTATGATCTGCGTGTATTTTTGTAGAATTTTACCAACAAATTCTTTGGTCTCTGGTTGATTGAGCGCTGGATCCAGTTTTAACCCTGTTTGTGCTGATGCATATAGCTCTTTATACATCAGTTTGTATTCAATATTTTTGTGCAAAACTTGACCAATCAGATCATTTAATTTTTTTGTGCGAGGGTCAGAGGGATAATATCGATTCAAATATAGGGACAAGTATGTGGCATCAGACAGGATGTCTTCAACATCGGCAGGCGTTTGTGCTCGAGGTTTTCCAACAACAGCTGAGCCAGCCGCCGCACCGACACCGCGCAGGAAATCTCTGCGGGTGATTTCAGCAAGAAATTCTTTGGCTCTCATAGGTATCCTACCCAGGCTGGTCCTGTGTATCCTTCGGGATATGCTTGTAAATTTTGTATAGTTCTGTGCCACCCTTCCCATAACTCGTAACCGTCGGGTCGTTTCAGAACAATGATAGGTTCTCCGCTGACTCCCTGTTTTTGTATCATAGCGGCTTGTGCAGCATGGCGTTCGGTATCTCTA